GCCTCCGTATTGTTTATCTAGTTCATCCAGGATAAGCGTTTGGGCTTCAGCTAAACGTCCCGTCTCCGTAAGAGATTTGATGACTGCCTTTTGCTCCTCGCTGAACTGGATGCCTGAACGCGACAACGCAGAGAGGTTTGCAACCGGGTCGTTTAGAGCTTTCCCCAGTTGAATACTTGCGCCCTTCAAATCACCGTCAAGCCTCGTAGCAAGGTCGAGTGCAGCCTTTTGCGTGCGGTCGAATTGTTCTCCGCTAATGTTGGTAAACGTCAGGAGCTGCGCTGTTGCATCCTTCAAAATTTGCTCATCACCGAACAGCGTATTTTTTTGCAGCTCACTTGACATGTTCTGCAGCTGCTTACTTGTGAAGCCTACTTGAGCTCCTGTAGACTTCAAACCTGCATTCACCTGTGCAATGGCTTTCTGTTGCTCTCTAAAAGCCTGGACGCTCGTTGCTGCCATAGCTGCGACAGGCAAAGTCACAGAAACGGCCATGCTCTTACCTAGTTTCTCAATGTTTCCAAATGAACGTCGAGTGTTGCGCTGAACCTCTCCCAACTTTTTGTTGAGGTCTTTTGTATTAGCGCCAATTCGTACTACGAGATCTCCTAGTGTAGCCATCTTATTTGTTTGCAAGTGCTTTGAGCTGATTCCAGCCTTGGCGTAAGTCTTTTACCTGTTTCCTTGATTCTTCCCAAGGGAATGTAATGAGGTCCTTCGCTTTGATGCTTGAACCTTTTTTTGTGTGGACATTAAGCAGCAACGCGGTCTGCCATCGCACGCGTTCCCAGTTGCTCCTATCAAGAAGCTCCTCGGATTTGTAACGACCGCGAACCGCGTTGCCAAACTCCCTGAAGGTAAAGTCGTAGAGGGTTGATGGGGTCAGGCCGAGTAGACCCAACCCCAACTCCTCTATTTCATCCCATTCAAGCGGCTTTTCGTCTCCGTCTCCGTCTCCGTCTCCGTTTTTTTTTGTGGGGACATTGACTCCTCGATGACTTGCATCACGGCTGGCAGATCACCAACATCAATCAACCCTAGAAAATCGTCAACTTCCATTTCAAACTTCATTCCTTGCTTGCGGCATCCCTCCTCAACGAAGTAATACAACAGTTCAGGCATTAGAGTTACGTCCTGGCTGTCGATGCCTGCAACCTTGTTGCCTGTGGCTCGTTCAAAGTTTCTCCAGGCACGCATATTGGCGCGCACAGGGAAGGTCTGATTGTCTAGGGTAATATTCATGTATTATACGTGTGCTTGGTAAGTGATGGCGCTGACACACTCCAAGGTACAAGTATAAGACGTGTTATCCTCTGTGCCTGCGCTCAACTCCAAAGAGGTGATGTAAGCATCAAAGATAATTTCCATGTCACCAGCAACCTCCGTGTCAGTGCTCCAATCGTAGGAAACAATTTTCACGTCCTGCTTAGCGCCAGTAAGAAAGTCAGCCATGAGCTCGTCAAAGCCGTTTGTTGCGTCGTTGGCGTAGTACGCTGTGAAGTTTACGCTCAAAGACTTCAAGCCGGGAAGAATAGCGCGGTAGCCTCCGTTGTTTTTGGTGGTAGTATCTCGCGTGTCGGTAGAGATAGAGACGCTCAAGTCAGTCACGTTGTCAGCTACGACGGGAGTGCCGCCGTCAGTGTCAAACATGACTGTGTACTGTGAGCCGTTAATGATGCCAGTAGTAGCCATTGTTATTCGTTGTTAGGGGTTTTTTTGCGGTCTGAAATGATGAGGTTGATGAGTACGTCAATGTACCCAAATACCTTGTTGTCTTGTTCTGTTGGGGTAAGGTTTACAACAACCTTTACCAATGCGAGGCAGGCCAAGACGAGCTCTGCCCAGTTTTCGGAGATAAATACCAGTGGTTCCATTATCGTTTGATTCTAATTGTATAGTCTTGAATTGAAACGTACGTTTTACGGTCCGCACTGACCTCCGTCACCTCATTGGTATAGTGGATTGACTGCACTACAATCGCTCCTTCCGTCACGCTCACGCTGGCGGACTTGCGATCTAATGCAGCACGTACGTCGTCCGCCAAGTCGTTAGCGCTGCCATAGGTACTAGCTACGCTGAAAATCTCGACTTGTGCCTCGTCAATAGGCGTGCCGTCCTTGGCGTCGCTAGGCGTGTTGCTTACCACGCTGTAAACGAGATACGGCATAGACGCCCCTTCAGGCGCAAGCTCAGGATATACCCTGCCGCTGACTGCCGTGTTGACGTCTGTGTCGCCTGTCAATAGGCTGTGAAGTGCTAGTCCTACCTTCATCGCATGTAACGTTGAAACTCCTGTTGCAGGAGTCGGTTGCGTAGCTTCTTCATGCGTCCTGATGTCGCTTTCTTAGTTCGTTCAAATACGCCCTTGCTGCGTGATGGACCAAAGCCTGAGCCGTTCTCTACGATGGAAGCGAACCAGCCATCAGAGCGGTTGGTTTTCTTACTTGCTCCACGTCGTCCTGTCGTCTTAGGACCTGCCAACGTGATGGCCTTATTTCTACGACGGAAGGTTTTGATACTGCGTCGCAGCGTACCAGGCTTAATGGTTTGACGCAGCTCTGAACTGCGGTAGACCTTGACGTCAACAGGACTGTCTTTGATGTTAGCGCGCAGGGCGATGTTGTACACCTCAGCAACGCGCTCATCAATGGCACGCAGCTTCAGTGCATCCTTTTCGCTCCATTGAGCTAGGCGCTGAATTTTGCGCTCCAACGCCTTTATTCCGTCAACGCGTACAGCCATTACTCTGAGATTACGCGTTCAGTGATGAAATGCAGCTCGGCCTTGCGCCCTACCTCCTGAATGGCGAGGATGCTGTACGTTTCGCTGCCGTAGCGGATCGTGTATTTGGGCGTGACTTGACGCGTCGTGGACGAGTTGCGCACGCGCCATGTGACTACGTTGCGCGTCGTCTCCTGTTCCTGAATCACGCTGTTGTTGGCTGACTTGTTGTCAAGCGCAGCCCATACAGTCGCGTAGTCCGTCCCGCTCCCTCGAATTTCACCGTACGAGTTAGTAGTTGTAGCAGGAGCCACAAACGTAATCCTTCTATCGAGGTAACCGATGTTCATTGATTGAGGTCAATGATGCGTTCTGAGTTCAAAATGGCTTGGACGGCCATGGGAACCTCAACAGGCGTGGCTCCAGTTACAACGGCACGTCGGTTCTCGTACCAGTGAGCTACTAACATGCGCACCGCGTGCTCAACGTTGCTAGAAGCTGGGCGCCCTACGTTTACGTTGATACGTACAGGTTGGGCATTGTAGTCCTCAAGATCAGGGACGTCATGGAAGTAGATGCGCCATGAGCCTTCCCGAAATTGTGACCAATAGTATTTGCTTGCGTCCAACGTTTGCTGCGTACCTGTCGTGTCGTCGTAGACAACCGATGTGATACCAGTCACGGGACCGAAAGCCAATGCAGCTGGCCGCCAACGCTCAAGGTAAAAGATAGCAGTATCTGATGCCGTGAAGTGACGGTTGCAGTAGTCGCTAACATGAGACACAGCCGCGTCCAACAGCGCCGTAATGGTCGTGTCCTCGTCGGTGTGATCCACGCGCAAGAACTCCTTCATATCAGACAACGATACAACGTCGGTGCCTGTCGTATATGCGGGTCGTGAGATGTTCATGTTAGAGAAAAAAAAGGAAGCCCAGCCCTATTGCCAGGCTTCCAAGTTTAGTTGTTATCAGCTGAAGTCGTTGACCACTGCCAAAGCTCCTGACTGGCGTACAGCCGTATCGTAGAACTTGTTTACGTGCAGAGCAATCTGCGCCGTTCCTGCGTTGCTGTATGGATCAACCAACAAGTCAATACCACCAAAGAACGCGAGCAACATACCAGCAGCGTAGTCACCGAACAACAAAGTGCCCACGGTTGGAGCGCCTGCCGTATCAGCGAGGTTTGGCGTGAAGTACGTCGTAAATCCGTCGAGTTGATTGTTTTCAACCACGGCACGGATAGAAGCAACAGCAGCTTCACCCTTAACGATAGACATTGCTGAAGGTGAGCCAATCCATGCACAGCGTGACAAGTCACCACCAGCAGCCAACACAGCCTTTTCTGCGTCTGTAATAGCACCGTATGTCAAGGCACCTGCAACAGCGTTGGTATCGCCAGCTCCTGCAACAGCAGCAGCAAATACGGCCTTGTCAATCGTTTCGTTCACACCAGCAGACAACTCGCGAGCAATCAAAGCGTCGACAGCTGCGCCGCCTTGCAACATGAGCTGCTTGCTCCACAAGGTCTTAGCAGCAACACGCGTAGGCGTCAACGTCACGTCGTCCATCTCCAATCCTGAATCACTATCCAATGCAACTTCTGTTGCTTCAGTACCTGCGGCTTTTGCGCTTACACGTGGGAACTGGAGGTTTGCCGTTGCGTTGTTAATGGTGGTGACACCGATGCGCTCTGCCATAGTAGGAGTACGCAAGGCGTCGATAGCACCTGGGACTGCCGTAGCCACGAATCCTGATCCGTCGCCTGAACCAGCTTGGAAGTCGTCAGCTCCACCAGCACGGAACAAAGCGTTGGCAGGAATACCAATTTGGCCAGCCATGTTTAGGCCGCGCGCTTGCATTTCGCGGTTAGCTTCCTGTGCCCATTCAGCTTCTGCACCTTCCAAAGCCTTTCCGACTGCAACGGCATTGACGGCACGGCTCAAGCTGAAAGACTTGTTAACGCGGTTAACTTCCTTGACTTCGCTAATTGACGTTGAGCCCATCTGAGCTTGACGTGCAATCATATCCTCGTGTGCTTGGCGGCGTGAAATCTTGCCGTCCAAACGCTCAACCTCGCGCTTGCAGAGGTCGGCTTGTTCTTGTTCGTCGTTGGTCCAGTCGCGGTTCTCAGTTTCCGCAAGGTTGACCAACTCCTCGAAACGATCTGCGTGCTTGGCACGGACCGCTTTCATCTCGTTGAGATTCATTGTAATTGGGGTTGTAGTAGTTTCTTGAATTGTATCATTTTCAGGCATTGGCTCGGCGGCTGCCTGTTCAACTTCAGGCTGTAGATCACGGGCCTGGACCGTAGCGGCTGCATAGGCGGGATAGGTCACAGGTGACACATCCAACAACTGCCGCACTTTATCAACGCTGCGCACGGTGCGCTCCTCATTCCAGCTCTGCTTGTCAATAGTAAAAGCAAAGCTCGACTGGGAGATGTCACCCCGCTTCACGCTTTCGTAGAAGTCCTTGGCGTATTGTTGTCCGCCGAGCTTCACACGATACTTAAGGCCACGCTCATCTTGACTCAACTCCAACGTGCCGTTTTTGGTACGTCCTAAAACGAGGTTAGGGTCATGGTTGATGAGGGCACGCACGTCGTTGGTCATTACATCGTCAAACGCGCCTGGCCTAATTACTTCGCGGAAATGCCCAAGGTCTGTCTCCGAATTGAAAACAGCCGCGTAGCCTTCCAAAATCATTTCGTCGCCTTCAGCGTCGCGCACCTCAATAGTGCCCATCGTCCGCTTTTCGGCGTCTTTATACTGTTCGTTCTCCTTCATTGCTTGAAACTTTATCGCTGTACTCGCCCAAACGGTCGAGGGCGATTTGATTGATTTGCACTGTGTGAACGTCGCCCCCTTCGACAGGGTTGAGCTGCTCCGCTCCTCGAATCTCGTTGATGCTCATCCAGCCATTCTGCAGGGCTTGAGTATAGAAATTGGTGCGAGCAGCAAGGTCGCCACGGTACAGGTCGTTCATATTGAATTTGCTGTAGATGTCGGGACGCTCAAATGATTGGATGAGCTTGCGGTCAATTTCCTGTTCAATGCGCTTGGCCCAGGGCGCGATTGTGTGACGAGCAAACTGCAGGTTTTGCTGCTCCACGTTGTTGTAGGTCGTCTGCGATGGCAGTTGGACCAACGAGGGAGGGACGCTGTAAATACGGCAAATCTCCTCCGCTTGAAATTTGCGCGTCTCGATAAACTGCGCTTCATCAGGCGTAATGGTAATGCGCTGGTATTTGAATCCAAACGGGAGCAGCTTTGTTCCAGCGTTCATTGCGCTGCTGTTCCAGCTGTTTTGGATAACGTCCATCTGCTCTTTACGCAGTGGCTGATCACTGGCGAGAACGCCTGTCAGTTGTCCCTTCTGCCCGAAGTATTCGCTACCAAAATCTTGCGCGGCTTTGGCCAAGCCCATGTTCTCGCGATGCAGGCGAATGGGCGACATGCGCAACAGGTTGCAAATCTCCAGCATGTTCTCGGGCATCACCACGCCATAGTCACGGACGTTGTAGAATCGCTCTCCGTTGATTTCCTTAATATCCACGTCGTGGTAGTGGACGGGGATAAGCTTCTCGCCATAGCCGCGATTGTTGCGCTCAATAATTGCGAACCCACAGCCGTACATGAGAGCTGATGACAAAAGCGTCTCCCAAAACTCGTAAGGCGTGTTTTCCTCGTTGGGGTTGCTTAATAGCGTGTAAGCTGGGTGCATGTTTGCTACCTCGACGCTGCGTCCGTCACGCACGTAGATTTCAAGCCCCAAAGCTGCAATAGTGCTTGCAATTTTGTTGATGCAAGCGTAGACTGTGCTAATGGCGAGCGCGCCCTGTTCCGTCACGTTAACTCCTGAGCTGACAAAGCCAGTGATGCCAAGGTCTTGTTTGAGCGTGGAGCTGTCGTACTTACCCACGCGATAGCGGAACAACGAACGTAGGCGGTCTGCAAGTGTGGCCATGTACAGTGAATCGAGGATAGAATATAAGAAATAAAGCTTTACAAGTCAAGTATTTCGAGCATAATATCTTCGGTGCCTAATGTGTGGCAGTATTCGTTCATTGCGATGATAGAAGCGATCACGCCATCAACCTTTTTGTTCTCCTGACGTTCCTTCGTAACTCGCTTGTTTTCGTTGACGTCAGTGAAGACAACTGCGCAGCCCATCTGCCATCTCAGACAACGGTTGCCGCCGTGGATAATCTCACCTCTCATGGCTGCCATCTCAAACTCCTTGGTTGGTCCGTTCATGGTCGTGATGTTCTGAGCCATTGGCTGCATCGTAACGTTGTCGGCTTCAAGCTCACTGACGATGTACGTGCTGAATCGTGGGTCGTAGCCAATGCTCCTCACGTCGTACTTGGCGCATTGCTCTAGTATGTAGTCCTTCACGATTCTGTAGTCAGTCACGTTGCCTGGGGTGATCGTGATGTCGCCCTCTTTCTCAAACGCGATGTAGTCA